GACCATCGGCGTAGGGACGGTGCGAGTAATGACGCTTGAACATCGCCAGAACTTCGCGGTCCTGATCGTTGGTTAGCTGCCATATGTTACTGCTCACCGTAATTCTCGATCATCGCGATAGCCGCCGTCTTGCGCGCCACCGTTTCGTTCACAACGTCGTCGATCGAGTTGGCGAGGGAGATGAAGCGAGCGTTCACCTTGCGCCCCTGGCCGATGCGGTGGACCCGCATGAGCGCCTGCGCGTTGTCCGCAGGAGCCCAACTGCTCTCGAACATATCAAGGTCTGCGGCCGCCGTGAGGGTGAGCCCCGTTCCGCCGCTCTTGATGTTCGCGATGAAGACGCGGTGATCCGGGTCTTCCTGAAAGCTCTTCACGAAGTCGACGCGGCTGCGCTCGTTGGTGCTGCCGTCCATGAGCGTCACCCAATGCCCTTCGGCCGTGAGGTGGTTCGTGATGATCTCTGCGGCGCGGGTGTGCCATGTGAAGATCACCCGCTTGTCGACGCCGTTCTTCAGTTCTTCGGCCACCAGCAGCGAGTATGGAGGCGCTTTCGCGGCCCCCACGAGGCGGCGCAGCGTCGCAATGTGCTGCGCGTCGAGGAACGACAGGCCGCCTTGCTCGATCGCGTCGAGGATCGCCTGCTCCAGCCCCGGCCATTCGCGCAGCAGCGCGGCGATCTCCTGCGTGTCGCCTTCCACGGTCGTCGTCGTGAGGTGGATCGGCGGCAGGTGCAATCCGGCCTGCGCCTTGGTGCGCCGCAGAGCCATGGCGCTGATTGCCATCTTCAGTTCCGGCACCATCTCTTCGCGGGGCGTCTGCTTCGCCGAGAAGGTGCCCTGCCGCGACTTGAAGTAGCGGTTCGTGAAGGACGTCAGCCCCATAGAGGTGCCGCCCGTGAAGCGCAGGAACGGCCAGATATCGACGGGATCGTTCGGGAGGGGTGTCCCCGTCAAAAACCAAACGTGCGTCGCCCACCGGGCCAGCCCCGAAGCACCGTCGCACTGCGTGCCGAGCAGGTTGCGGGTGCGCTGCGCCGTGGGGGTCTTCAGGTAGTGGGCCTCATCGAAGATCAGGGCGTCGAACAGATCGCCCTCCATCTTGTCGGCCCACTTGCTCGCAAGCTCGTAGGAGAGCAGCAGCACGTCGGCCTTGCCCCTGATCCAGACGCCGAGATCGTGAATGTTCTTCGCCTGAAGCACCTTGCGTGGGATCGAGGCGAATTTCTTGAACTCGCCGCGCCACACCTGCCGCACGGCCGCCGGGCAGACGATGACGACGCGGAACGCGCCGATCTTGTCGAGGGCGTAGACCGCCTGCGCGGTCTTGCCGACGCCCGGCTCGTCGAACAGGCCGCCGCGCTCTTTGCCAGCGAGGAAGTCAGAGCCTTCGCCTTGGTGCGGGAGAGGGGGGAGCGCCATTATGGAATGCACTCCATCACGGCTTCGAGGAAGCCCTTCGCGACTTCGGCGTTGATCGCGTTCCCATACCCCCGCAAAAGTCCCATTCTTCCGGCAACCCCATGAGCCAGCGGGAATGTCCCGGCCTCAACGGGCCTCCAGCTTGGCTCTCCGACAGGGTTTCGACACAATAGCCAATCTGCGTCTCGCCAGTAGCCGTTAGTCGGCCCCGGGTGCAAAAACCGTTCTCCGCCGAAAACTGCGTCTGATCGTTTAGGTTCTGCATCCCGTGGCCCTGCGCCTTCTTCGCTAGGATGTATTCGAGCGTGTGCGCCGGAAAATGATCGCGGGTTTGCGGCGTCGCCCATCCCGTCAACGGCGTTCCCCAACTCGCCAGCTTCGACGACGACGACAAGTCCCGCCCCCCCGTGCGATTGGGGCCGCTCTGCGCACCCTTCGTGTCGTTGACGAGCGGCGTCGGCCAGCCATGCAAAGTATAGACGTTGACGGATATGGGGCGCACCGAAGCCCGCAGCGCAGAGATCGACCGCCCCTCCGGCGTAACCCGATCCTTCCATGTCAGCCGATACAAGGTCGAGCCAAGCGAGGCCGTCTTTGCTTGCAACCTGCTCGCCAACGACGACAGGAAACTCGCACTCTCGGATGAGATGGTGGAACGCGGGCCATAGGTGCCGCTCGTCAGCAAACCCGCCTCGGCCGCCTGCCGAACTGAAAGGCTGGCAGGGGCATGAACCGGAGGCGAGCCGCCTGTCGTCGGCCCATCCTGCGCGCCTGGCCGCATAGCTCCAGACGCCGATCCCGGCGAAGAAGTGGTGCTGTTCATAGCCTCTAAGGTCATCTGGTGAAACGTCCCTGATATCGCGCTCGTCGACGTCGCCGGGCGCTATGTGTCCGAAAAGGATCAACCGGCGCAGCCATTCGGCGGCGAACGGGTCGATCTCGTTGTAGTAGGCAGCGCTCATGCTTCAGGTGCCCTCGACCGCTCGGCCGCGATCCGGGCCTTCGTCGCTTCGGCCTTCTCGCGCTTGCGCGCTTCGGTGCGTTCGCGCTGCTGGCGCGCCGCCTCGATATCGTCGATATCCTTCTGCGACCGCTTCACCTCGCCGCACACCCACCGTTGCCCGTAGAGCGACAGCAGGGCGGCCTCTGCAAGCCCGTCGTCCTTCGCCATGCTCCAGAGGTGCCGGTGCGTCGGGATCATCTCTGACGCCCGCTGACGGGCCGCAGCCTTGACCTTGGGCACCTTCAGAGCGGCTTTCCAGACCGCAGGCGGCACGGCTTCGATGATGAGCCCTGCGGCCATGCCTGCAACGCGAACGGTTCCGTAGCCCTGGCCGAAGGCGAACGCGGCTGGCGCGCTCTGCCCCGGCAAGCCCTGCACCGCTTCGATAAACAGGTGTGTCGCCCCCATGGAGGCGAACGCCTGCATCGTCGAGAGCACTTCGCCCTCGTCGATCACCGTGCGGAGCTTGCGCCCTGCGATGTAGCGGTGCTGCACCGGCATGGGGATGACTTCGAGGCGGCCGCAGCGCCAATCGTTGAGGGCGATAGCGCCAGAGACGCCGGGGTCGACAGCAATTATCACTTCGCTTGATCTCCCATCTGATCGCGGAGCCGCTTGAACCGGCTCGATACGGCAGCAGGCGAGAGGCCCATAAACCGCGCGATGAAGGTGAAGGTATGGTCTTCGGCGACGAGGCCCATTAGTTCGGCGTCTTTGTCGGCCGTCCACACAAAGTTGGGCGACCGATAAATCATACCAGCCCCGCGTCGGCGAAGCGCCAGTAGGCAGGGAGCTTGATGGGGTTGCGGCGGAACTGCGCGATATAGGCGAAGCCGTCGTCGACCCTGCGCTGCACAAGCTCGACGCGCCCGGCGTCGTAGAGGCGGCGAACCTGATCGAGATGCTTGCAGCCCGCGAGCCGCGTTCCGACGCGGTAGACGACGCTCGATCCGGGCGTCGCGGCCGCGAGGGCGGCATGGGCGTGGGGCATGTCATTTTCTCCGTTGACGTGCCCCGGCGTAGAGTAATGCGTTAAACACGTCAAGAGCCGCCGAGCAGGTTTTTGCTCGACGGCTCTTTGGCCCCGTGATTGCGGGATTTTCAATCCGGGTGCGCTTCTCCGATCGCGACGGCGAGATCGCGCTTCAGATCAGCGAGCAGCAGCAGCCGTTCGGCCAGCCCGTCGATCATGAGCCGGGCCTGCGCTTCGTCGAGCGCTTCGGTGCGGCGGCCTGCGATATACGCCTGCACGCTGGCGCGGCTGACGCCAAGCATCTCGGCCATTTCGCTGTCGGTCGCGCCCGTGGCCTCTTTGAAGCGGCCCAGAAACGTCGCGGCCGGATCGTGCGTAATGCCCCGCCGAAGCTCGCTAGGCGGCTTTGGCTTGCGCGGGGCAGGCGATACGGCTTCGGCGGCCGACAGCACCTTGACGGGGCCGGTAGACCGATTCGCGCCGCAGTCGAGACAGCGCCCATTCCCCGCAAGGCGCGGCACGGCGCAAGGCGTCTCCAGCCGGCAGCCTTCGTCGCCCGGCCCCATGATTGCAATCGGCGGCGGCCGCTCTGCTAGCGCAAGCTCGACGGCCAGGGCGACGTCGAGAGGATCGTCGGTGCCAAGCAGCAAGGCGGCCTCTGCGGCCTGCTCTGCGGGGCTTGACGTCGCGAACGTAGGATCGTCGCGAAGGCAGATTGCGGCCTCTTCAGGTGTCATCGTCATTGCCTTTCGGATAGTCGCCCGCCGGGGCAATCCACGTATCGCGCGGCATCTCAAAAGTGCCGTCGCTGGTGGTAAGCCGCACGTAGTTCGGGTTTTTGGTTTTGTGAACGTCGATAACGCGACGGTTGCCCCATAGATATATTTCGGCACCGTGCGGCAGCGAGCCCACTTGCCGATAACCGTTTGCCTTTGCTGTCATTCTCCGTTCCTCTCTTTGAAGATCTCGACGATACGCGGCCAAGCGGCCCGCACGTCGCGTTGAATGCTCCAGAGCGCGAAGGCCCCGGCGGCGATGAATAGCGCACACCCTGCGAGCGTGATTGCCTCGCGGTGCTCCCATATCCAGCTATCCACGGGCGCGGCTCCCGGTCCTGCATTCGATCACAAGGCGAGCTTGTGCGCGAATGCGTTGCAACCTGCGGTGGTCCTCCCACGCGGCGACGTGGGCGCAATGGTCCCCGTCGAAATAGGCGGCTTCAGCGTAAAGCACGGCCGTTTCCTTTCTCCGTTTCGCGGCCCCATGATTGCGGGCGCGCGTGGCCTAGTGCCATCATCGCCCCGCGCCGCCAATCGAGCGACGCGGGGCAAGGGGGCATTAGGACAGCAGGGCGGGGCACTCTCCGGTCTGGAGCCAAAGCGCGCGCTGCATGAACGTCAAGGTGTGGTCGCCGCGCCCTGCTAGGCTGTCCTCTATTGCCTGTTCGCGCCACGCGACATAGCTCGCCAAGTCGTTCACGCGCGTGGTGCCGTTCTGCGCTTCCGCGATGCAATCTCGGCTGATCTGCGCGAAGTGCTCCCGCGTCGCCAAGATGGTTTCGGGGGTGATCTCCACTCCGTTCACGATCGTGCGGCGCGGGCTCACTTTACGATCTCCGGGCCGTTGCCGCCGCTTTGCCAAGGCACGTTGCGGTCCTGATAAATGCAGCGTTGCACGGCTTCAGGCAGGGCGGCCAGGGGCACGCGCTTGCCAAGGTGCGGCCCGTCGCTTGCCGCGCACATTTGCCCGAAGCCCTGCGGGTGAAAAGGGTCTTCGGACATACCGCGTGCCGCGTAGAGCCCGCCCCGTTCCGGCTGGTCGAGATAGACGGCGGTGAAGCGGTCGAACGTCGCACCGCCGTTGTCATAGATGCGCACGGGGTTGAATGTCGAAGCTGTCTGCATGGTCGTTTCTCCGTTTCTGGCCTAGGGCCATCATCGCCCCCTGCACGGCCGGAGCCGCGCAAGGGGCTAATGGGGCGCTAGGCGTGAGCAATGAGATTGTGACGGCCGTTCAGAAGCTCTTCAGGCACGCGCCGCCCTTTCGCCTTGAATTGCTCTATTCTGTCTGTCAGGCGATTATACGCTACGGCAAGGCAGTGACTGATTTCCGTGCCGTTCCATAGTTTTTCGCCAGCGACAAGATACTGCGGCGCGTCAAGAATAGCGGCCGCGCGCTCTGCCGTAGCAGCCATGCGCAACTTCCTTTCAGCTTCCGCGCGCATCTCTTTCGCGTATTCGCGCAGCGACGCGTGCGCGCTCTTTCCCGGTAACTGGCGGATATCCGTACGGCGGCCGTTTTCATCCTCAATAACCGCGTAGGCGTTAG